AACTTGGCTTTGTAAAAGCGGGAGAGGAATCATGAGTTCAATCGACGGCAAGATTTCTTGTGACCACTGTGGTGAGTACAACCATGAACGTAGTATGGTTTTTACCTTCCGCGAATCTAGCAAACAGTTCGTCTGCCACACATGTGCTGATGAGTTCATTGAGGACGATGAATTGGCAGATGAGTATGATGAGTTGGAAGAGATGTACGGCCTGAACAAAGAGCAGAGGCTTAGCCGACTTGGTCTTGCCACATCGATTCCTAACGCCACTGTTTCTGACACCACCGTTGCTGACGAAGACATCTTCTTCGCATGTGACGAGTGCGGTACGATGACTGCTGAGCACATGATTGGAAAAGTTCCGACCAACGCAGGCACGCTCAACTGCTGCCCGATGTGCTACAGCGAGTGCTATGAAGACCCTCGTGGCATCTCAAAGGAATACACCATCAACTACCTTGAAGTGATCAAGCACGAAGTGAAGGTCACGGCCATGAGCCGTGCCCAAGCGGAGCGCATCACGTTGTCTGGCGACAAGGAGTTTGCTTTACGCACAACCCGACTGCCTAAGACCATTGGCAAATCAATCATGAGTGATGGGACATGAGGGTGCTTGACCTCTTCTCTGGCATAGGTGGTTTCTCTCTTGGCCTTGAGGCTTGTGGTATGACTACCACAGCCTTTTGTGAGCGTGACCCCTACTGTCAGTCCATATTAAAAAAACATTGGCCCAAAACGCCTGTACACACGGATGTGAGGAAGTTAGATGGAAAGCAATACCAAAATTCAATTGACGTTGTGGCAGGAGGATTCCCTTGCCAACCATTCTCAGTCGCAGGCAAGCGACTTGGATCAGAGGATGACCGTCACCTCTGGCCTGAGATGTTACGAATCATCAGAGAGTGCAGACCACGTTGGGTCATTGGAGAAAATGTTTCTGGCTTCGTCAAAATGGCACTCGACGATGTGTCATCTGACTTGGAAGGAGAGGGCTACGCCGTCAGGGCGTTTGTACTTCCAGCTGTCGCCGTCGAAGCGCGCCATCGTAGAGACAGATGTTTCATCATTGCCCACCGAGAGGATGTGGCCTACGCCAGTGGCAAGGGATTACAAAGACACGGGCAAGAACACCAACTACGAAGCTTTGGCGAAGAAGAGCAAGTTATCGGGCGCGGTGATGTGGCCAACCCCCACGGTGAACGGCAACTACAACAGAGCGGGTCTGAGCAAGAAATCGGGCGATGGTCTGGCGACAGCGGTGAAGAAGAAAGAGATGTGGCCCACACCATTGGCTCACGAGGCGAGACTTGGCTATCAGGACAGGAGCAGGGGCAAGAAGGGCACTCAAGAGAGTTTAACCACGAAGGTTATCAACGACCTTGGTGGGAGACAGGAGGTGAGTGGCCAGCTGAGTCCAATGTTTGTCGAGTGGTTGATGGGATTCCCAATCGGGTGGACAGAATCAAATCCCTAGGCAACGCCGTTGTGCCTCAACTCATTCAAGCCATTGGCGAGTTAGTAATCGCTGCAGACAAGGAGATATATGCGCATGAATGACATGCTGTCATCAACAGACCCCTACGAAAAAGAAACCCGTGGTGGCATGAGAGACAACTCATCCACCATGCACCAACACAAAGTTGAGCGTGAGTTCACTTGTGTTTGGTGTGGTGTGAAGTTCATGAGCACGCAATCATCGGCCAAGTACTGCTGTCAGGCTCATCGAAGCAAAGCCTTTCGAGCGGTGAGACGCATTGATAAGCCAAAACGTATCACTCAACTGAGGCGTAGAGGCAAAGGTTTCAGACCACCGATTGCGTTGGTTCGTTACCATTCGTCCTCATCCTCACCATCGGGTGGCTCTTCGTCCGATTCGTAATCATCATCCTCACCTGAATCCTCACCCTCATCCTCACCATCGAGGGGCTCGGCTGCGAGCTCCTCATCTTCCTGCTCCTCGAACTCTGCATCCTCAACATCCATCACGCTGTCATCCACCACTGCAGCGCGCAAGCCGGGCATCAGCTGATTTTTATCGAGCAGAGCATTCAACCTGGCCTCAACTTCTGATCGATCCATCTGATCGATTCGCCCGTGCTTGATCTCTTTCTTCTCAACCATCAAGCCCGCAAGTTTTGCTCTGCCCAACTCTGCTGTGACGGCTGCACCATACGAGCCGTCCTCAACGGCAGCATCTCTGATCATCTGCAAGTCACGCGCAACCTTCTCAAACGTGATCTCATACTTCTTCTGCTGCGCTTCTTGGAGCTCACGAATCTTCATCTGCAGGTTCATGTATCTGGGATCATGCAAAAGCACATACGCAATCTGTCTTGGGTTTGAGTAGCCTGCTCGATGTGCAGCTTCGGTGTTAGTCAGATCGTGATACACATAGTGCTGAATGAACGCCTGCTGCTTCTTCGTGAACGGCTTTTCTTTGTGCCTCTCAGGCAGGCTTCGCTTTGGATTATTCAACATATCGACCGCTTGATTTTTTGGCATGTCTTCCATCCTACAAAAAAAATTTTTTCTTTTCTTCCCCCCTATTCTAAGAAGGGAGTAAGGGTGTATCCCGTAGGGGAGATATGTATATCTCTCTCCCCTTCTTTAGAAGTGACCCATGTGACCCTTGACCCACCCTTTAAAATCAATGACTTAGGTAGGGGTAGGGTCATGGGTCACGAGGGTCACGCTTGACCCATGTGACCCTACCTCGGCTTCCTTATAAATCAACAACTTAACCCACTTATCCACAGGGGTAGGGTCAAAACAAAAACACCCCCTTGACCCTACCTGTTTTGGGTAAACCGGCTGTTCCGCGAACCTCGAAACTACTTTAACTTTATGATGTAAGTTAATTGCGATACCCCGTAAGCTCACCACGATAACCCCCAGCCGACTCTTCTTTGCGCCCACTATTCACTCTACGATCTACCCTATGATCTACCCTATGATCTGTAATCAACAGCGCATCTCGGCCACACTTTCTGCACCCTTTTCTGGGGTACTCGGCAGCGTAGTATCGGGCCTCGCAGACAAGGCATTCGATGTGCCAGGGGCTACTCATATCAACCCCTTGATCCGCACGGCTTTGCCCACGCCGCCCGACTCTTTGCTCACCTCAAGTCGGTACAATCGAGTGACCTGATACACTTCATCTGATGTGAGCCCTAAGGTCTTCGAGATCTCTGCGCGCTTGAACCCTTGCTGCATGAGACTGACGATCTTCTGCTCAAGTTCTTGCTCATCCATTTGTTTGCCTCAGCTATTTACATTCCTTATTCCCTACCGTATCTTCCGCCTAACACTATGTCTCCTTAACAAAGTGTTTGCCCCGCTTGGCGTCTTTATCCTTTTGTTCGTCTTGCGGGGCTTTTTTATGCCTGCGATTCACGCCTCCCACTTGAGTTTCTGTTGCAGCGGATGCGTGTCCACCCTGGGCCTGCTTTCCACATTCCACCCTTGTCCGACTCGTGTTGTTGCTTTGCCGATGCACCGCCACCCTGCGCCTCGTAAGCTGGCGCCGCCCTCTGACTCTAGTGTGTAGGTGATCAAGCTTGTGTATCCCATCGCTCGCGCAGCCTTCCACGCTGTTGCGTAGAGCATCGAGCAGGCGTTTCGCGTACCGTCTGTGCAGCACCGATTAACTTCTAGCGTCCAGCCATCATCAAGATGCCGGGCTACAGGCCTGCCGACTATGGCTACGCCTCGCACCACATCTTCTTGTGACACAGCCACGCAGAACTTTGCGCCTGGCACCGGCTTGTGATGCCGATGATGCTCAGCCACAAAGGCGTTTGCTTCATCCAGATTGATGGGTGTTACTTTCATTTTTATACCCATGCCTCCTCCAGTAGACGCCAGTCGCGCTGTCGTTCTCTTTCTCTATCTCATCCCGATGATCGGCCCAAAAGATGTCATCGCTCACTAAGAAGTCGCCTCTCACTTGAGCCACTTCAAATCGCAGCCTTGGGTATCGTTCTTCCATGTGTTCTTTGACCTGCATGGCAGAATCTTTTTCTGTGTACCGACCATCCATAAATGGTGTGCCGATAAACAGAACAACCCACCCGACTTGATCTGTTACAGTTCTATTCCATTGTGTGTTTTGTTCATTCATCACTATGCCTCCCAAGGCTTTGTCATTTCATTTGATTCCAGATAGTGCCACACAGCCATGCCAGGCTGAGCGTATGTCTTGACCACGCTGCCCTTATATTTCTGCACATAGGACACCGCTTTTTGAGAAGCTTTGTTACCACTGTTCATACCAGCGGCGCTGAGTGCTTCTCGCGCCAACACTTCAAGTTCCTTGCGCAGGTAAAACTTTGTACTGCTCATCGCATCGACTATGACGCTGGCTATCCTGACCTCATCCTCCTCACTGAGTTGAGGCTTGACGTTGCGCGGTGTGAAGTCGTTGACTTTCCATAGGCCATCATCGAAGTCGAAGTTTGCCAAATGTTCTTTTGGCTCACGGGCGTTACGCGCTTCATAGAAGATAGACACATCGGGCTTCTCGCCGCTGAGCTTGATACCGCTATCGAACCAACCGGCGAACACGCTACCGCCTCGTGCAGACATGAATGACTTATCATCTGCCCGTTCTTTGCCGGTGTGATGTGCGATGATCACGCTGATACCATGCATCTCAATGAGCATATCAACACGATCAAGGAGTTTGCGTATCTCTGTGTTGGAGTTCTCCTCGCCATCAAAGAAGTTGATGATCGGGTCTATCAGCACGATGTCGGGTTTGTGAAACGCTATCTCATCTGAGAACGCTTGTATGTCTTGGTCTTTCATCAGGTTCTTGCGCAGCCTGCCACTGATGATCAGGTTGTTGTGCCCCATCGATATCAGATCTTGGTCAAACTCAAAGCGCCTAAAGTAAGTATCGATCCTACGCTTCAAGAACTCTGCGATGATCTCTGCTTGGAACCACATCACCTTCAATGGTTTGCTGAACTCTTCGCCCATGAAGTCTGTGCCAGTGGTCGCCCCTGCTGCAAAGGCGCCAAGCCAGTTGGATTTACCTATCTTTGGTTTGCCTAGGAGCAGCACCCGACTCTTCTGAAAGATGAAAGCATCGCCCCAGAACTGTTCGATGCCATCGTCGGTCATGTCAGACCATGTGTCTGCACTGAACGGCTGCAGACCTAGCGGCCCTGACTGTGCTTCTTCATCCCCCTCGCGCTTGAGCTCATCGAGCGGGTCTTCTTGTGACTGTATCTCTTTGAGATCTTCGTTGATCTCTGTCTGCCACTTCGATGTCTGCCATGCCATGATGCCTGAATCGACATCATCGGGGTGTCGTTTGATGTGCCCGTTGACGATACTGATGGTGGTACGGGTGACCTCGATCAAGTCCATGGGCGGCACACAGGATTGATTCCAGTCTTGTGCTTTGATCAGCACCTCGCGCATACCCCAGCCCTCTTTGACCCACTTACCGACCAAGCGCGCTAGTGTGTCGTTGCGACTGCCTTGTTCTTTGGGTTCTTCTGTCAGCTTCTCGCGTATGCTTTCGACTTTGCTGCCGGTGTTGAACACATGCACTTGTTGTATGTCGGCTTCGCCTAGCAGTGGCAGGTCATCCAGACCAGACACACCGTATGACTGATCGCACTCCATGTGGTATCCCACGCTGGGTGACACCATGATGTATCCGCCATCGCCCCGGACATCCAGTTTGTTTTGGCCTACGCTGTTGCGGATCAGTGAGTTGGCACCACCGATAGAATAGAAGTAGTGCTTCCCGCCTTTGGGCGAGGTTTGTGTTAGTGGTGTTCGTGTGATGCCACCTGCATCGATCCAGTTCACAGCATCGTCTGAGTCTGCATCGACCACGGCGAATGATATGCCGGTGATTGCAGCCCAGTTTGCGCCAGGATATTGCGCATGCCACTGAGTGATCTCATCCTGTGACGGCTGGATCTTTTGATAGTGCTGCCATTTGACCCGTGGTGTCTTGGCCCACTTGGCCTTGAGATCTTCTTCGGTATCAAACGGATGACGTTGTCTGAAGTATTGTGGCACCACCTCGCTGGGTGAACCGCAGGGGATGATGTGCATCCCGTGCTCCCACATCGTGTGTAGGAGTTCTTCTTTTGCTTCGGGT